AACCCCCGGGACAGCCCACCGGAAACCAAAACGGGCAAAACATCATGAAAAATTCAATTAAATCTTATCTTGATGCAGTTGTACATGACAACGCAGAGATTATCAAAGAAAATGNCGGCAATGCTGCTGAGCATATTTTGAATAACTGTGAAAACCTCGAATTNGGNTGGTTTGAANTTCTCACAGANGATGAAATACACGAGTATGAAACAGCATCAGGCGAAAGGCGCGAAGAAATCAGGGCCGAAATCAGGGCATTTGTAAACGAAAATTACAACTACAACCTGCTTGCAGATGAACTGCTTGAAAAGTGGATTGTGGTAGATTTTGGCGCAGACACTGAAGATCGTTTGCGCGTTACCCGCAGAAGTAATTTTGAAAAAATGGATTTATGTGGGGCTTTTGAAAATTATGGACGAACTGTCGGTTGTGAATCGGCAGGATGCTATACTTTTTCAAATTCCGAAAGTTCAGTTTTTCTTGACTTTACTAAAGAGCTATACGCAAAATTCAACGGAGTTGAACAAATAGTAGATGAAAATGAAATGACCGACCGTGAGTTTTGTGAGTTTTTTATAGACCCTATGAACCATAAGCCTGGCCGCGATTTATTTAGTGTTGATATATTTGATCAAATGCTTGCCTTTTTTAACGCTTGGGAGGTAAAAAATACTTCACACACAGAAGTAACTGCATGGACATTTCACGACAGTCACAACTTTCAAACAGTTGTTTTAGAAAACGATTACGGTGAAGCCGACTGTATTGAAATAGAAGAAGCAGAACAAAAAGAAATTTTGCTTCAAATGCCACAAACCTTCCCGCACATGGAAGGATTTAACACAAGCGAAAAAACAGAAGATTTTATTTTTCGCTTCGACCGCTGGGCAACAAACCCCTGGTATTGTTTCGTTGAGAGAAAGTAATTAATTTATATAAAATAAAAATTCACAACATTAAAATTACGATAATGAAAACATTAAACTTAAACTTAAATTTAATTAACAAAGACCAGGTTCTCGAATTTCACATCGGACGTGGCGGCAGGTTCTACAATCCAGGACACCTTACATTTAAAGGGATGGTAGATAGTATTACAAGCACAAGTGCCTTTAATATGTTGTTTACACAACATGACGAGAACGGAGATGATTTAGAAGAATTTGAATACCTTGACGGTGGTCAAAATGGGGTTGGGCTTACAAAAGCACAAGCCGAAGAAGGAACTGGCCGTATTGAATTTGACGGGCATTACGACACCACTTATTGCAAACGTGTTTCAGAAGTTGACAAGTCAGAACTGGAAGTCATACTCAAAGACACACAAGGTAGCTGGGAATTTCAAAATATATTGTTTCAAACAGGCCTTGCATCTGAAAGGGAAATTGCATTAGCTGATCATTTTAATGATTTTGAAAGACTTCTTGAGGAATGCGGTTCTTCAGTAGAAGGAGTCTTAACTGAATCATATGTTTTTGACAATTACGAAACTTCCGATTCTGAACCCGAAGAAGGTGATTATTTTGAATTTAAAGGTAAATTTTATACACTTTAAGATATGAAATTTATCGAAGAAAAAGCAAAGGAAATCGTACTAAAATACGGCCTTAGCGAAACAACTATCAAAGTTTGGCGCACCAGGGGAGCAATACCCAACAAGTATCTCGATGATAATTTCGTCCCTCGCAAAACAATCAACAGGGGCGATTCATTGAAGCACGATAGGATTCTATCACTGATCAAATCAGGGCAATTGAACCTGAAAGTATTTTCTGAGTTGACAAAACTACCTGAAATGCGCTTTCACGATGCAGCCCGAAAGGGAGTTTTGTTAAGCGAACAGGATTTACTCACCTGCCAGGTTGAGCTGAAGCGGCTCAAAATTGAAGTATCGAAAACATTCGAAACTTTTTCGCCCCGTCTGCTCAAAAAACTTTTGAATAATCCTTTGATAGCTTATTCAGTTGTCATTAAGAACGAACAAATGGCCAAAAGAGTGAGCTATTTACGCCTGAAAAATACCGAACCCGACAAACTCTTCTGGTCCGATCTCAAGGATCATTATGTAGTTTTTGCGCTTCAAATCTAACTATTCAAGTAAATTAATAAATGGTGGATAATCCATCAAATCATAAATCTCAAATCTTAAATCTCAAATCTCAAATCTCAAATCTCAAATCCCATGAAAACTTTACCAAACAAAGCCAGGGTTGTATATCAATCTGCTGGCATCATTCAATGCCATGTTATCAACTACAACACAGTTGACGACCTGTTGCAGCGTGTATTCGATTTCGAAGTATCGCAGGGCTATGTAATAGCCATTTTCCTGATCACCGACATTTACAATGGCCTACGCCTCACATGGAACAGTGTGTACGCCCATTATTGCTTTGCCAAAGGCCGAATCACCGAACGTGACCTTTACGACATGCTAAAGGCCGAAGGCTACCAAAGCAACGAAACCCACAAATTCGCTTCCCGCAAATGGCACACCCCACTCCTCAAAACCACCAACTAAAACACAAACTAAGATGGAAAAAATATGTGCTAAAAAAGGGTGTGAAAACCCCACCGAAACAAATCGCCATAAATACTGCTCAAAATTTTGTAAATATTGGGCGGCGTCAATTAGAAAACAAAACGCTGGTTGGGGTTCTAAAAATTCACAAATGCGATTAGATAAAAAAGCGAGGTCTTTTGCTAAGAAAATGTTTTCAGGAAAGACTGGTGTGCGTTTTTAATTGCTGCCAACAAGTAACAAGTAACAAGTAACCAGCAACCAGCAACAAGTAACCAGGAACAAAATTCTCTTGACACTTGACAAATGATTTTTCATTCACTATCTTTGTATCACTTTTTAACCCCCGGAACACCGCAACCGGTTTAAAAAACAGGCAAAACATCATGAAACACCGATGGAAACCCAGTAAATCACAAAAAAAGGCTTTTGCTCAAAACATGCAAAACCCCGAATTTGCAACAGCCTACCACGACCGCAGACAGGTAAAAACCGACAAGCGGCGTGCCGGAAGCAATTTTGACTACGAATCAGCAGGGGGCTATTACGTCCCCACAGCATTGCAGAACAGCGATGCACAAAGNTTTATATTCACCAAAACCCTCACAAGGGAGCAGGAAGAAGCCTGCAACATGGTAACGTCAGGCTACTCGCTTAACGAAAAAGTACATCACGATTATATTCACATAGTTAACGAACTCAGGAGGATGGATTATGCCGAAAAAATCTAACAGGTTTACCCTGCAGCCCTCGCAAAAGCCAGGCTATCATGTTTGCACCGACACAGTAAACCGTATTGTGTGCGTGTTTAAGGACCACGACTTCAATCTCGATCAATCCTTCACAGTGCTCGATGATTTTCAGCCTGACCAGGTGAACAAACTCCCAACCATCGCTCGCGAAATGGGCGACTGGCTCCGGGAAAACCATTATAATATTGTTTTTTAACCTCTATTCAAGTAAATTAATAAATGGTGGATAATCCATCAAATCACAAATCACAAATCCTAAATCTTAAATATCATGAAACGAACGATCTACAACAGCAGAGAAGAAGCTGAACGCTTAAACCCCTATGTCATTCTCGAAACACCCAATTATGAGGGCCGAAAATGCGGTATTGCTCAAATAGTTTACAGCTTTTCAAGTAAAAAAGCGGCTGAAAACAAAAGAGAGCAACAAGGAGGCGGCAAGGTTATGACCAGGAAACAGGCTGAAAAATTCATTCAGCGATGGAACTCGGAGTATCAGGATGGGAATTTAGCAATCAACTTTTAACACTTAATCCCCCATCAACAAATCAACGCATCACCAAATCAACCCATTAACAATTAATCATTAACAATTAACAATTAATCTCATGAAACACATCATCATCATCATCCTTCTCGCCATTGCATCCTTTTCACAGGCACAATGCCCCCTGGCCGAAAAACTGATCGAATCAATCACCAACGACACCGATGGTTCCATCATTGTTCGCAACACCGACAAAACAATTGGAAGCATACAACTGCCAAAATACTACGACCACGACCTGCTAAAAGTCACCCTCAAAGGCACTCTCATGGACTATGAAAACGTATCTATTTACATGCCTTGGGAAATATTCAAAGGCAGGGGCTACTACACAAAATATCTCATAAACGACAACTGCATTTTAATTGTGATCTACAACGTGTCTATGAACGCCCTTATGTTTCTCCGCGAAGAACCAGCAGTCCCCAACCAGCAGCCCCCAACCAGCAACCCCCAACCAGCAACAAGTAACCAGTAACCAGCAACCAGAATGCAAACATCAACCCTAATCCCCCACCTAACGCCAAACCGCATTTTGGTGTTTCACCCCGAAGGCTACAAGGCTGTTATTCTGGCCACAAACGCCTCCGATATGTCGCTCGAAGAAGAAACAAATTGGAAGCAACAGAAGGTCAACTATTCGTCAACCGAAGCTGCCGGTAATTATTACCTGCTCGAAATCGAACACATCGAAGGCGATTCCAACATCGAAGAGAAAGCCCTTGCTACGATTGCAGCCAAAATCTTAATTGCCGCAGCCGATTCCTGGAACGAACACATTGTCGCTCTAAACAACTGAAATGTTGAATTTTGAATTTTAAATTATATGTCCCAACAGTCCCATTTGTCCCACAAAAACCAGTAAATTTTGAATGTTGAATTTTGAATCTTGAATTAACCAGCAATCCATATAGCCAATGCCAAAGCCAATGCTAATTTCCCCAAAACTTCTCCTAACCGACCCCGATGGCCGGAATTACATACGCTACGTTAATCGTCGCCTACATCTTTGGGCCGAAGTAGCACAATTCAGTTCCGAAGCTGAAGCCAACCAGTATATCCAACAGGCATCGTCCGAAGTATTGCGCGATATGTCTAAAGCGCATCACCAAAAGTTTTCCTGGAACGGATCCACTTGGTTTGTGGTGTTCGTGCTCGAATACTTTGTCAGCAAACCCGAAGCTTCTATTGATGCCATTGAGAAAATGGTGGATTTTTACCTTAAAAGACTTTCGTCTTGGGTAAAATACGCCCATCTTGTCCCACAGAACCAGCAACCAGCAACCAGCAACCAGCAACCAGCAACCAGTAACCAGTAACCAGCAACCAGTACCATGAATATTTCTTTTTCCGCCTTCATCGGCCAGTACCCATTTTCGCTCAATTCCGTAGCCATAGCCAGTGGAACCACAAGGCAATGGCTCAGCGAAATACGTCAGGGCAAAACCACCATGCGCCCTGAGCTCAAGCGTAAACACATCCTCCGGGTGCAAATGTTCATCCGCAACATGGCNCTAACCATGTCTGCCTTGCAGCTCACCCCCGAAACCATCACCACAATTGAGCAATTNCCCATCAGCAACACAAAGCTTTCAATGGTTTCAGGCCATTCGCGCTTCTGGATTGACGAACTAATCAAAAATCCCGAACCCGAACAAGTTGCCGAACTTCAAACCATCATCAACACATTGGGCAACCAACTCACCAACATCATCTTCACCGATTATATCGAACATGATGAAGTTGCATCCATCCTAATCAACCACAAGGCAGGCTTTAGTCTTAAATCCAATTAACAGTGAACAGTGAACAGTGAACAATGATCAAAAATCTTAAATCTTAAATCAAAAATCCTAAATCCCGTGTCCCAGGAGTCCCACCTGTCCCAGGTAACTCAGTTAGCCAATGCCAATGCCAAAGCCAATCAAAGTGTCCCACCTGTCCCAGGTAACTCAGTTAGCCAAAGCCAATGCCAAAGCCAATCAAAGTGTCCCACCTGTCCCAGGCAACTCAGTTTAAATCCTAAATCTTAAATCCTAAATCAACAATTGACAATTGATAATTAACCATTATCAATTATCAATTGTTTTGTCCTTTGCCCCCCCTTATGCCCTTGCTATGTTTGTTTTATGAAACAAACCATAAAAAGGGTGCAAGCCCTTCGCGAAATGGAAATCAAAGAAACCCCCGATGGCAAACAGATTGTTTTCAGCATCCTGTTTGCCTCCAAATCGGGCGAAGCAATCTTTCACCACAGGGCAGTAGCGGCAGGCCTTCGCTTTAACATGAAAATCAATCGTTACAGAGGTATTGCCCCTGTCGACGAGAATTTCAATCGCACAAGCCATGTAACCCCTGTTCATATCGACAACATCCTCGAATTTAACGGAAAAACAGTTCAATTATGAATACATTGTTCAATAACGATGGAGTGCCTTTAATTGGCTACGGAACACGTAGTTTTGTAGTAACCAAAGGCGGACCAAAACAAGCAGCAGCAGTCAAGACCGAAAAACCCTCGGTCACTGAACAAATTCAAATAATCGAAGATAAATCTCAGGCAGGCAATTTCTCGGTTGCCAACTGGGGGGTGGCCAACAACTTCCCACAGGAAGCAAACACCATCATTGGGCGTATTGGCGTATTAAACACCGGCTTGAAGTTTATCCGCAATTTCACCCTTGGCCAGGGAATTTTCCCTTGTGAGATCACCGGGTATAACGACGATGGTTCCGAAGTCCTGAAAATCGTTAATGATCCTGAGCTGATCAACTTCCTTCAAGGCCGAATAGTTCGACGTTATTTGGAAAAAACCCCCCGCGATTATCTCAAATTCGGCTGTTCCGTAGCACAAATCCTGTTCGATGATGGTGGTAAAAAAGCCATTGGCATCAACACCCTCAATGCACTGCACACCCGATTCACAATGGCCAAAAAAGGCATGATCGAAAAAGTAATCGTTTCGGCAAAATGGCCCGATACACCATCACAAGGCGATTTCGAAGCCATCGACCTGCTCGACGAATACGACCCCATCCTCCATCTCGACACCCTCAAAGCAACCGGCAAACTGGCCAAAAAATCAGTGGCCTATGCAATTCGCGATGCATGGAGTAATTCGGAATACTATTCCGAACCGGTTTGGTATTCAGCCCACCTTGCGGGCTGGACCGAAATTGCCCGAATTGTGCCGCTTTTCCTTAAAAAAGCCTACGAAAACCAAATAACCTGGAAGTGGCATATTCAAATACCTTATGCGTTTTGGGATAAAAAATTTCCAAAGGAAGAGTTTGATACAACCGCGGCAAGGAAATTGGCAATCGAGAATTTTATGGACGATATCGAAACCAACTTAACTTCCTACGAAAACGCTGATAAGCCCATCTTCACCTTTTACGAAATGAGTCCCCACGGCAAAGCCGAAGAACAATGGATTATCACCCCTCTCGACAATAAACACAAAGAGGGCGACAAGCTGATCACTTCAGCAGCAGCCAACTCCGAAATCCTTTTCTCCCTCATGTTAAACCCAAATGTGCTGGGCGCAGGAATGCCAGGTGGCACTTATGCCGGAAATCAAGGTGGTAGCAACATACGCGAAGCCTTCCTGGTCAATATCGCTAACGCATGGATCGACAGGCAAAATATTTTGGATCCCATCGAGGCCATGTTACATTTTAATGGCTACGAAAACATACAACTACGTTTTCGTTCCACTATACTCACAACTCTCGACACCGGAGCCGGAACAACCAAAAAACTATCCTAAATCACTCTATCAACAAATCAACGAATCAACAAATCAACAAATCAACAACTAAAAAAGATGTTACTCGAAACCGTCGCACATATAAGGAATGTGATTGCCGTTAGCCAGGCCACATCCTACGAAAACCTTTTCTCTCACCTTTTTTCAGTTGAGCAGAAATACATACACCCCTTAATCGAAAAGCCACTCTACGACAAGCTTCTCGAATTTCTCAAAAACCCCGACAGCGTTTTCCTCACTTACCAGGAGGTTAACCCCGATTTTTCTGATAATTTCCTCGAAGAGCTTTCATCTAAAGAGCTTGCTTATGCTCGCCTGCTATTTGTTACCCAAAGGGCAATCATTCATCTGGCCTATTTCGAAGGCTTCGATGTTTTAAACGCCTATATCTCAGATGCCGGATTTAAACGATCTGAAACTGACAATATGAAATCCCTGTTCAAATACCAGGAAGATAACATCCGCAACTATTACAAAGAAACCGGCTTCGATGGCCTCGATTTTATTCTTTCTTTTCTCGAAAAAAACATTGCCCATTTCCCTGAGTTTACTCCAACGCTCAGTAAACTAAAAAGCAGGGTAATCCCAAACACCGCAACCTTCAACACAACCGTATCAATCCTCAACAGC